TCAAATATTTGGCTGAAATCTCGCCATTACGCGGCCGATAATCGTCAGGTCACGCGCCTCCCCAGCACGCACCCAGGCCACCTGCTCTACAGGCACGTCGAACGACGGGTAACGGGCATTGTCGCTTGTTACTGTGAAGGTTTCTCGGTCCTTGATCGTTAACCTCTTGACGATGAACATACCGTGGAAATTCATCACATATATCGCTTGGGCCAAGGCGTCGGGAGTGTAATCCACGAGGAGTGTGTCCCCAGGATTGATAGACGGCTGCATGCTGTCCCCTTGGACGCGGACCAGAAATAAATCCTTTTTCCAAGTCCCGAAAACGCCCGCAAGAAAATGGCGAGGCAATTCGTATTCGTCATATCCTTCCCACTCATCAGGGGTAATGCCCCTTCCAGCCGACGGCTCGGCATGAAAAAATTTCAACGCCACCGAATCGGGTTTCTGCCCCGTCAACTCGAGCCCGTCATTCGTCATCGCTCCATCGCCCGACGCTAGCCACGACAGTGACACCCCGCATGCGCGAGCGAGCGTAACCATCGCATCCGCCTTCATGTCGCGGCCTGCCAGATAATTGCTTAATGTACTAAAGGGCACGCCAGAACGCTCGGCCACCTTTGTATTGCCGCCGCCGAACCTTATCGCCGCCTTCAGGCGATCAGCGCGCGCCGTGATGGTGTCCGATCCGACGGAAAGCTTCGACTCTCTCAACAAACCATCTCCCCAAACATGCGGCCGGGACTCTGGCATAATTTTCCACGCGCGAATAGAAAATACCCATATGAGATTTTGTTTCCCATTTGGGTATTTTATGCTACACCAACAGGCGCGCAGTCCGAAAGCAACTTACACGCGCCACATGACGGACTGTGGCGAAGATTGTCGTTTGGTGAATAGTTGGGGACATGTAATATACTCTTAGATACACGACAAAAGGGACATGCATTACCTAGTAATGCAAGATAAAATCCAAAGTTCGGAAAATATATATGAGCGTCTCTTGTACTCGCGATTACGCGCGCCATCGGCGACTCAATACAGCTTCACGTAACTTGCATAGAGCAAAGATAAACGGCCGGATCTCCACGGCTGAAAATGCACACGTCAAACATTCTTTTGCGGTTTAGAGTATGGCACGAAAATTTGACGATTCAGAAAGAGAGCGCTGCGTTCTGGCCCTTCCAGGCTGTCATCATGAACGCTTATCCGTCCGACAAACAGCACGACGCCTTGGCGTAAGCAGAAGTTATATTCACAGATTATCTGTTGAACTTGGATTATCTCAAGGGGCCATGAAAAACGTCTCGGAACGCCGCAAAGTGCACGGTTGGGAACCCTTGGCTGCAGGAAACTCCATTTCGTGCGGCGCCATCCAAATGAAAAGTTTTGTTTCTACTCGTCAAGACCGCTCGTTGTCTTCGTTTTTTATCCGGAAGGAGTTGTAGCCATGAGTAAAATCAGTCGTGGAGACATCATAGCTTTTCGTAAAAAATTCGCCGTAGTTATTTTTGTTTTGTCGAATGGTGAACTTATTTGCTCGCCCCTTGAAATTGAACCCGCATATGATCATCGTGCTTTTATTTTTTTGACGCCGGAAATGTTACATCTGGAAGAAGACATTCATTTAGAAACACCGGCTATCCTGTGCGTCTTGGGACGAACTACGCGACACCCAGATATGGCCATTTGCGGAATGATAGAATCGAATGTTTTGGACCAAATCGAATTCATCGCGGCGATGGAAATTCGTGCGCGAAAGGCCGAAGATTTTGGGCACTCAAGCAGCGCCAGCGCGATCGCTCTACCCGCAGGCGCGCTGATGAGTTCCTCATCGGTCTGGAATGGACGCCGCACCCCCAATCGTCGTCTTGGCGGCTAAATGCGTAGACAGCGCAGATTCATGACGCAGGACGAGTTTAGCCAATTGTGCGACTGCGTCGCTAAAAATGGAAATACTTCACACTGCATACGTCTCATCGGGCGTTCTTTGGACGATCTTTATCGCTTCCTCAAACACCACGCAGACGAGCGGCCACGCCTCACACTGGCGCTCTCCGTGTTTCACGATGACCTCATTGCAACTGTAAGAGATTTTGCTATATCGGGCATCCCGGGAATTCGACGCGGAGAAAAAGGGGCAATCATCCTGGGGGATGATGGAGAGCCTGTTATAGACCGCTCTCCCAACCCACAATTGCTGGCAGCCGTTCTCAGAGAAAGTTCCGCCCGTCTCACCCGTTCTGAACAACGTGACCGAGAAAACAGCGTCACCGCTGGCTCAGAAGATGCGGCGAGTTCGATCATGCAGGCAATCAATTCGGATCCATCGCCTGTGATGCTCGCAGTTGGCAAGATCTGCGACTAGATGGCCTTCCAGCGCGCGCTGACACGCCCTCAAATGACCATTTACAACGCCGGGTGGGACAACAATTCACGATTCCGGGTCGCTGTCTGTGGACGTCGTTTCGGGAAAACGTATCTAGCTGCCGAGGAGATTCGTCGAGCCGTACGTATCGCGATAACTCGCGGTATACCGCCAGAAAACGAAATATGGTATGGTGCTCCCACCTACAAGCAAGCCAAGAGGATATTTTGGCCCAGATTGAAGCGATTCATTCCTGCCCAATGGCTGCTCACGAGTCCAAACGAAAGCGAACTGACTATACGGTGCAAACCTTATGGCCACACAGTTCGCATCGTTGGCCTCGACAATTACGACACGCTCCGAGGGACAGGCCTATTTTTTTTTCTGGGTGACGAGTGGGCGGACGTAGCTGATGCGGTATGGCCAGAAATACTGCGTCCCATGCTGGCGACAACGCAAGGACATGCATTGTTTCTTGGCACTCCGAAAGGATATGGGAATTTTTACGACTTCTACATGAAGGGACAACCTGGCGAAACTAAGCACGCAGGTTGGTGGTCTTGCCTTTATACAACCATGGACGGTGGCAACGTCCCTGCTCATGAAATAAACGGAGCTCGCGATACCCTTGACTCTCGGCAGTATCGCCAAGAATACGAAGCTTCGTTCGAGAATTTCTCGGGACGTTGTCTCTACTCTTTTTCGAGATCCGAATCTGTGAAAAAAGTAGCTTACGATCCGAACTCAACACTACATATTGGGCTGGACTTCAACATAAACCCCATGTCGGCGACTGTTTGGCAGGAAAATCTGGATGCTGGCGGGCAAATTATAACGTGCCAGGTGGACGAGTTGGTTCTCTCCACTTCAAACACCTCGGAAATGGGCAACGAAATAAGGCGGCGATATGGACGTTTCGAAAATGACTTCTCTTCTTCGTCGCGCGTAGCTTTATCACATATCACGATATATCCGGACCCAGCCGGTCAGGCGCGTCGAACTTCTTCGGGCGGGCATACCGATATATCTATTCTACGCGATTTCGGCTTCCAAATTTTCATAATGAATCGAGCGCCACCTGTCAGAGACAGGTTAAATTTTACAAATGCGATGTTTCAAAACTCACTCGGGATTCGAAAGGCATTCGTATCTTCGCATTGCTCAAAGAGTATAGAATCCTACGAACGTTACTCATATAAAAGCGGATCGAGCGAACCGGAGAAGACAGGAGGATTCGATCATCTTGTCGATGCCACCGGGTATTATTTCGTTGCACGTTTTGGACATGATAAATTTTCTACAATTAAAACAAGCATTTTAAATCGCTGATTTTTATATCAAAATAATATCAATGCCGCGCTTTCTGACAAATAAAACTTCTTGTATTTTACATATTTCAAAGGAGAAGTGATGGATTGGTCTGAATTAAAAAAAGGCATGATGTTCTCAAATCGATTATCTGCTCGGGCCCGGGAACTTCTTGCGCTTAGTCGTGTTCTGGACGGAACTCTATACGATCACATTCCTCACCCGTTTTTCAAAAGTTGTGGAGCAGATGGATCTTACATCCCCATCAATCGGAGGCGACCATCAGTCCGCACGCATCTGTGTAACGTCGTTGTCGAGGATTCAACATCCCTGCTTTTTAATGCTTCACATTGGCCACTCGTCACCGCCCGTTTCGACGACGGGAGCGACGACCCCGTCCGTGAACAGAAGCTTCATTCAATCATTTTCGATAGCGGTATTCCATCTTTGATGGAGCAAGCCGCGATTATAGGATCGGTGGGCTCCGTAGCAATATTGGTGCAAGTTATAGACAACGAACTCGCTATAGAAATAAAAAGAACATGTTATCTAGAACCAACATTTTCCATATCAGAACCCAGTCGACTTGTGATGGTTCGGGAACAATATGTTGTTGATGCGGACTCGCTCAACAGATCGAACATTGGCTACTTCGAACCAGGAAACTACTGGTTTATCCGAGATTTCACCGAGAAGGAGACAATCTGGTACCAACCCGTACCCGTCACAGACGGTTTTCCTGGGGAGGAAAATCTGATCAGGGATCAAGATCGCTCTACGACCCATAGCTTGGGTGTAACGCCGATCATATGGATAAAGAATTTACCCGCAATTGATCCCACAGCTCCCGATGGCAAAAGCACCTTCTCTGCCGGGATCGACGCGATGATAGACGCTGACTATCTACTCTCCCAAACGGTTCGCGGTTTGCGCTACTCGGCGGACCCTACAATGGTACTCTCCGGTGACGAATACCAAATGTCAGGCGGTATTTCCGCGTCGCTCCCCAAGGACCCATCTTACGCGATATCCGTACCAGCGGGCGGCGACGCGAAACTTCTCGAGATTAACGGTACTGGAGCAACTGCGTCGCTGAGTATGTGGGAAGCGCTTCGCTCCCTGGCGTTGGAAGCTATGCACGGCAACCGTGCGCAAGGTGATCGCGTAAGCGCGGCACAGTCCGGGCGCGCCATGGAGTTAATGTGCCTGGGATTGACGTGGCTGACCGGCCGTCTTCGACGATCTTACGGCGAATCAGGCTTGCTCTCCCTCCTCAGGTTAATTTGCAAGATTACCGAATCAATACCAGACGTGAAAATATCAGGAAAATCCTACGGTCCAATAAATTCCAAGAATTTATCTCTGATATGGCCTCCGTGGTTTGAACCGACTTTTGGAGACATGCAAACTATGGCCCATGCAGTGCAAGCCGCCAGGACCGCGAACGCTGTTTCGATGGACACCGCCGTAAAGATGATGAGACCGGCGACCAGAGTCCCACACATTCATGAGGAGCGTGAGAAAATCATGAGCGATCTCGCGGAGCATGATCAACGCTTAAAAGCCCTCAAAGCCGCGGTCGAGGATCGCGATACCTCGGAGATATAAATGAGTTCTGACAAACACAGCTCATCCTTGGGCAACGAAAACGCCGGTCGTGACGTTTCACAGGGACCTCAGTCAGCTGCCGACAGCGTTGCAAACGCCTTTTCGGGACAGCTTGCGCAGGTGCAGGCCGATCTTGCGGAAGCGCGGGCGCGTTCAGTCGCACTCGAAGCCGAGCTCACGAATGCTCATGCCGAAGCACAGGCCAGTGCGGACGCTCGCGTAGCAGAAATCTCCCTGATGAAGCGTAACGCCGCAATTCGTGAGGCAGCAATTGGTGTAGGCTTTGTCGACATGGATTGCCTACCGCTTCTCGACACATCGCGAGTTTCCATATCTGAAGACGGGTCAATAGTCGGCGTCGACGACGCGTTTTCCGCTCTGAAATCGAATAAACCGTTTCTATTTTCCTGTAAGGACGGCGAAAACAGAAAGACAAGCGCCGCACGTCCGGCAGTCGCTCCAAGAGAGAGAACCCCGGTCTTTTCCTCGGTCCGCGACATGACCGACGCCGAGTACCGTGCGTCCTTGAAGAGAGTTGCGCCGTCATACGCTCGGCGATCAAATTAAGTAGGGAAGATTTAAATTGGCGATTGATAATTTTCCGGCACAATTACAGCCCATCATCCAACAGGGCTATCTGGCGCGCGAATTCACTGCAGGGCTCCAGTCTCGAATTGCCTTTCGCGCAATTGCCGACCGAGAAATTTTTCCTAACCGAATTGGCGAAAGCATCACGAAAACACGCAAGGGCCTCAAGGCCCCAGTGACCACGCCAATGAATCCGTCTCAGAACACCAACTTCGATAACGGATTGACTCCATCAAGCTGGTCTGTCGAACAATATACGCTATCGATTAACCAGTATGGAGACACGATCGACCTCAATGTGGTCAGCGAAGGCGTAGGAATTGCCGATCAATTTCTCGCAAATGCCAATACGAACGGCATCCAGGCTCTTCAGTCTCTTGATCGTATTGCTCGCAATACCTTGTTCGGCGGTGGAATCGGGGGGGTAGGCGGATACATTGGTGGCAACACGCGTGTGACCACCGCCCTCAGCGCTGCAGGCGCCGACGTGGCCGTGGACGATATACGTGGCTTTCTGTCGCTCCTGAACTCCTCTGGACAGGTTGTGTCGGTGGCGCAGTCGTCGGGAATGACCGTAACAATCGGCAGCAACGCGTATACCCTGATCGCCGCCACGGCGGACGCAGTCAATGTCTCGACAGCGCCGTTGGGAAAGTCTGGCACATTGACTTTTTCCACATCCGTAGCCGTCAGCGACGCGGTTGCCGGCAGTCCTGTGGTCGCCTCCACTGCGCCATTGGTGCTTCGCCCAAATAATCGTCTAACGACAGCCCAGCTAGTCGCCCCCACCGGCAATTACGGGTCCAGCACGTATGTTCCAGGCGATACTCTCGGCATTCAGACCGTTCTTGCGGCGGTGGCCGCTTTGCGCATGAACAATGTTCCGACAATCGACGGAGCATATCACTGCTATCTCGACGATCAGCAGATGCTTGGACTATTTCGCGATGGAGATTTCAAATACCTATACAGAGGGGCATACGGCAGTGATACTTATCGCGCCGGATCCGTCGTTGAGTTGCTGGGTGTCCGCTTTATCCCGACTACAGAAGCGCCTCTTCAGGCATCCTTGGGCGCTGGCGTAATCCATCGTGCTATTGTCTGCGGGCAGGGAGCCTTGATCGAAGGCGATTACAATGGCGTTGTCGAGATTCCAGACAGCGATCGCGCCTTGATCGAAAATCTTGACGGGATCATGATGATCACCCGAGAACCACTCGATCGTCTAAAACAGATTATTGCCCAATCATGGTACTGGATCGGCGGTTTTGCGCTTCCCACCGACGCAACCGTAAATCCCTCGATTATTCCCACTGCTACAAACAGCTATTTGAAACGTGGCGTGGTTATCGAAAGCCTGTGACCTAAGCGTATTGCGGCCGAATTTTAAATATTTGGCCGCATTCACATCAGATATTTCTAAAAAATCTCTTGGCTAAATCGGAATTCGGATTTTAGGGTACAGCCTATGAGCGAAACGTCCAACTCAAATACCCTAACCGACATTGAGCGCGTCAACGTCCGTAGGTACTGCTGGTACCCTGCTTTTGGAAGCGAGAACGTCGGGTTTTCTTCATGGCGTTTTTTTGATCATTATGGTCAGCTTGAATTTCGGCTTACAAATTTATCTATGTCAGAAATTTCAGTCGTCAGGGGCATGCTTTCCACTTTGGTTATACTCGAAACAGGGCCTTCTGACGCGGCCAATCAAATAGATACTGACAAAGCTGCAATTTGGACTCGTAACAAAGATGAAGTAAAAGATCGCGTCGACTTGTACAACCAGCAGCGGTTAGAGTTGGTGCAATTCCTAGGTATCCCCCCTGGCCCAGCACGGTCCACATTTTCAGTTCGATTGAACGTTTAATGGATATCTTCCGTCTACAAAATAGGATAGCTTTAGGGTTTCAGAAAGCGTCTCAATCATGTGGCGTTCCAACTTTACATTACAGGTCGCTCTCTTCACAATCCCCCGTAGACAGGAATCCGATCGACGATTTTTTTTGTATTTTTGACGACGTACCAAATTTTTCCGTCAAAACACCCGCACCATGGGGACACACATTTCGTTATGCAGCGCTAGACAACTCCAACATATTACCCGGCGATTACCTAGTCACAAATTCAGTTCTTGCCACGGAAAATTGTTTGCAGGACACTTACTTCGTTTGTCGCTGCGAACCAGCACGCGCACTCTTAGTCACGTTGACGAATGCGACGATATCTCTATGGCGCTGCGGCTCGTTCACAAACGAAAACACAGTTGGCCTCCAAGCTCCTCAAGGTCCGGTGCTCAGCGCCTATACTATGATAGCCGAGAACTGGCCAGTTTCCCTCTTAGCAAAACATTCTGGAAAGCCACCTGCCGCCAGATTGCCCACCGACGTTCCAGCTCAGGCATACTCACTTTTAATGCCAAACATTCCGACAATCGAGGTAAAAATCGGATTACGAGTTATCGACAACTTCAATTCAAGTTACCATATTTCCGGAGTGGAACGATCTCCCTATGGCCTGCGCGCAGATCTCGAAATCGATCAACTATGACAATCACTACTGCTGATATCGAACAATCTCTCGCAGAAAAAATTGCTTCATTCGTGTATCCGAGCGAGTCATCTAGTGAAAGTATTTTTGATTTTGACGTAAAAATTGCCCGTGGATGGCCCCCGGCCGCAGAACTGAACGCAGATTTGACGGCAGCATCTCCACTCGCTTGGATCACGGTTAATCAAAAGTCCGGGATGACTCGTGATAAGACGCGGTACGGGCGAGGATGGATCCCCAGCCGCACTCAAAGCGATATCGGAATAACAGCGAAAACGTCGAACGGAGTATTACAATTCAATGGCGTCGCCACTGCAAGCGGAGTGGCGGGCGCAGTCGTGGATGATGTAGCCTATCCCGTGTATGTATCGATCGGCGATACGGCAACCCTCGTCGCCCAGAAAATCGGGGCACAAATTCGGGAGGTCGGCCGCTCTACAATCGTAACTACAGGCTCGTCCCTCTTGAACTCATCCGCGCGAACATTTTATGCAAAAATTTCTAGCAATATTTCCATAGAACGTGAGCTATGTCGCATCGAAGAAGGATTTTGCATCTCTTTATTCGCGCCGTCGATTGCTTACCGTGACACGCTGGAGAGTGGTGTGATGACTGCTCTGTTAGCCGGGGATGAGTTACTTCGTGACGTTGATTCTGGACCATTAAAATTTGTCAAACGTGACGCAATTGACTCCAGTTTAAATGAGGGCCTATACCGCCTCGATTTGATATGGACATTTGAATACGGTTGGACTGAAACGCAAGCCGTAGCGCCTACTCTATGGCCCGTCGGCGTAGTTAACGACGCATGGGCATTTGGGGTTTTGGGCACATACACTCCGCCCAAAGCCCCACCAATCGGCGCCATTCGTTTTGACGCATGGTACGATATGACGAACACGATTGATCAACAATGCGCGGTAGCGTTATCCGACGGGCAGTGGGAATATCGCTTGCCGGCAAATTCCTCGATAATGACGGACGGCTCTGTCACATGGCCGACTGCAACTCAGGATTCCATTGATCTGGAAATTACTGCTGCATTGTCGGCCGGACTATCATTTTGGGCATTTGATTCCTATTTACCATCAAACACATTAAGTTCAGCTCTATCCTTATATCTTTCGAGCAACAAAAGAGGAAATTTACAATTTTGTATGCTCGGCCAATCTTCAAACTGGGGTGACCTCAGCGGGGTTGATGGATATAGCCCAGCGCTGCACCGTGATATCGATCTGATGTCAAACGACTTTTACTTTACTGTACTCGACGGAAGACCCCTGTATTTAATGCTGGATGCAAATAGCGGCCAACTTAGCGAGTTACCCTCTGGAATAAGTGGGGCTGTATCCTACATCCGAAGCAGAGTTGGCCATGAAACGGGAAAGGATCCTTATATCGTATACCTCTCCGGGGCTGCGCTTCAAGATTACGACAACACCACCGCCGCAAATTCTGCCGGCGCCGATGCGTCGGGCGCATATTGTACGCCACGGCTTAACGGCGCGACGCAACCGTATTCGTCGCTAACCGCTGCCGCAGCGGCGGATTGGAGCGCACGCGCGGCGTCCGGATTTCCGATGATGCCTACTGCTATGGCCGGCTGGGATCAACGCCCGCTCATAAAAAATCCGCAAGCATTTTATCCTCTCGATCCGAGTCTTAATGTTGAAGATTATTATGAGACGGCAACCCCCGACGCGCTCGCTGATCATGTTGCAAGCATGGCAGAGTTTATTCAATCAACTTCATCCACTACGTGCGGCGCCGGACTTCTCTATGCATGGAATGAATTCGCCGAAGGTGGTTGGATAGCACCAACATATTTAGCATCGGGATCAAATGACGAGCGTGTTTCCGCTGTGGGGTCAGCTATACAAAAGTTAGAGCAAGAAACACTTTATCCAGAACTACCTATCATCACGTAATATACGAAGCACGCCTGCATATCGTAACCACACAAAAAGGAAGCGGAATGAATAAGTCCATCGTAGTCACAACGCCATTTGCATCCTATAAGAAAGGACAAGTAATTTCCTCTCCAACTGAAGTTTCTAATATCCTTTCATCAAGTCAAGCGGATTATGTACGGCAAATCAACGTCGCCGTCCCTCAGACCGGTTCTATTCCCAAAGAAAAGGCGCCGATTTAATGGCGACGATATCTCAAAGCGGCGAACTAAACACCGCTTCGTTGTCCGTACCTGACCTGTACGTTCAGATTCAAACAGCTGGCGCCACCTCTCTGGCCGGCGTCGGCACAAACACCATAGGTGTCGTTGGAACAGCGTCCTGGGGCCCCGTCAACGCTCCCTGCGTCTTCGGCACCTCTCAGGAGCGTGTCGTCCTGTTCGGTCCTATGCAGCAGACATCCTACGACCTTGCTACTCCCGCCTCAGTCGCTATCGTTCAGGGAGCAAGCAGTTTCGTGGGCGTGCGTGTCACAGACGGTACAGATGCCGCGGCGACATACGCTTTGCAATACGACACCACGTCATCCAGCTATCCAATGATGCTGTCAGCCGCTTACACCGGCTCCGCTGGCAACACCATCAGCGTCGAGTTAACTGCAGGCTCAGCTCCCGGCACCTGGAAGCTGGTTGTCCAAATGCCAAACGCCGTTCCTGAGTCATTCGATAATCTGTCGACGGAAGGGGGCAACGCCGGCTTCTGGGCTACGGTCGTGGCTGCGGTCAATAGTGGCCAGTCAGCGACACGGGGTCCCAGCACTCTTGTTGTCGCCTCATTGGGAACCGGGACAACCGTGTCCCCAGCGATCATTACGGACCAGTATCTTATGAACGGCTCTGATGGAACCTCCGGCGTAACCGCCGAGACGTTGATTGGTTCTGATGACCTCAAACGTACCGGAATGTATGCGCTCCGTGGACAACAATGCAGCCTCGGCGTCCTGGCCGGCGTAACAGACGCCACAACATGGTCGACGCAAGCGGCATTCGGCGTTCAGGAGGGGGTATATATGATTACTTCTGGTCCTTCAGGCGATACAATCAATAGCGCCGTGTCCACACGGACCTCCGCCGGCGTCGACTCCTATGCGCTAAAAGTTATGTTTGGTGATTGGCTGTACTGGTATGACACTGAAAATGCAGTTACACGCCTGGTTCCCGCTCAGGGCTTCGTCGCCGGATGTCTATCTTGCCTTTCGCCGCAGCTTCCGAGCCTGAACAAACAAATTTACGGCGTGATTGGCAGTCAGAAGTCCGGACTCTCAAGCACAGGACAAGTAACAACCTATTCCTCCGCCGAGCTGACCTCTTTGTTTCAGAACGGGTTAGATGTTGTCTGCAACCCTGCGCCTGGTGGCAGTTATTGGTGTGTGCGGGGTGGTTTCAATGTGTCGAGCAACGCAGAAATTGACGGAGATGAATATACACGTGTAACAAATTTCATCGTCGGCACAGTGGCGTCCGGGATGGGTGTGTATGTTGGTCAGCCAATTTCACAGACATTATTTTCAAACATTGATGCAACACTTACGGGTTTTCTCTCCGATCTTCAAAGTCAAGGTATTATTGGAACCGCGTCTGGCAGTGCTGCGTACTCCGTGACATGTTCGGCAAAGAATAATCCGCAATCGAGAATCGCTCTAGGTTATCTTCAGGCTGACGTTAGCGTAACATATTTCGGAATCAACAGAAAATTCATTCTTAATATAAACGGAGGCGCTGACGTTACTGTCACCGCAAATACATGAGCACTCCCTACACAATCGGCCGTCAAGGATCAATCGTTCTCATCTGGAATGGCGAACGTATCGATCTGCAGGATGTCGTGAATTTTTCTGTTCAACAGGAAAGTCGTCGACAGCGAACAAATCCTCTTAACAAACCCCCGGTAGAATTCAGTACTCCAGCCGGGTGGCGCGGTTCATTTACCATAGATCGCGGAAATTCGGCGCTTGACAAACTATTCGACTCGGATGAACTTGCTTACTGGAACGCTAATTCGATTTCATCCGGCGTTCTTTACTGCTACATTCAAGAGTCGGATGGAACAACATCGAAATATGAGTATAGCGGACTTGCATTGACGTTTACTAACGCTGGCTCCTTTCAAGCGGAAAATATAGTGACGCAGACAGTGACCTTTTTTGCCAGCCAACGACGCGAGATTTAACTGTGTCTATCTACCATAAAGAACTTGTCATACTAACGACCACCAGCGGAAGAAAGCTGGAGTATAGGGAGTTGAATCCAGGAGAAATTCTGGACCTTTTGCTCGCATGCGGTGACGGATCGCAAAATCAAGCGTACATAAACGTAGTCCAGACATGGTGCTCAATTCGCGCAATCGATGGGGTTCCCATTCCGTTTCCCCGCAATCATGCAACGATCCGAGATCTCGCTAATCAGATCGGGAGCGACGGGCTCGACGCGTTGCACAGTCACATTGACTCTCTCGAATCAGCATCTGATTTGAAGGTAAAAACCGAAATAAAAAACTAACATACTCTCCGTCCTTGTCTACACTCATGGGTTTGTTACGTGCCAACGTCCCCTATGACGTGATCTGCGGTTGGGATCCACGATTGCGTGCCGCCGCGTTAGTGGTTGCAGGTCAACTGGACGGAGGGGTTTATAATTGGGAAAGCGGCACATGGACAAATTGCACAGATAATTAGTGCTTTTTTGCTTCATATAAATTTGCACAGCACCATAAAATTTCACCTTATATATTAATATTTATCACTGGGTTGAGAGCAATATTTTTTCAACAATCAAATATTGTTGTCTTGATGACAATTCAATTTGTATCAACGTTATAGGTCACGAGGTCTAAGCCGTGTCTTCAATCGAGTTTTCTAGGCCTCGCATCCTTGGCTTCAGTTTAAAAAATAAAACAAATATTTTCATTCCACCTCGCAATATTATTCTGAAAACGTTACAGAAAACTATACGAAAACAATCTAGTATTAGATTTAACTTTTTATATTACGCGAAGATCCGAAAGTTTTCTGTTGACCCTAAGGTGAAAATTGGAACAAAACATCAAAAACAAGGCCGCGATGAAAATCCTATACACATTTCATTTCGAGATCCAAACGTTTCTATAAATAGGGCAGCAAAACCTTCCACATTTTATTTACTTGCAGAAAATGATTTTAAAAAAAAAATTAAGTTTAAAAATACCATTCCGCATAAAATCTCGCACGAAGATACTGAACAGAAGAACGATTACCTAGAAAAATCCGGAAATTATAAAAAATTTCGAATCAATGATTTAACAAGTCCCAACGCTAAGCCCTCGAGCTCAAGAATCCTTTGTACAGAAAATTCTCTGCATTCAAAAGAAAATATACATAATTCAAAAAATTCAATCTTTTATAATAGAACTTCTTTGTATTCAAAAAAATATATCACAAAAATTCTGAGTAAAATAAATAAATACGGACAATTATATAATAAAAATAACACAATTTTAAATAATTCTTCTATTTATTCGATGGATCACGATTTTTCATATAAGTATAAAGTTTTTTTGGGGGACATAAAATCGAATCGATCAAAAAAATCCCATTACTTTGTTTCGAAAAAAAACTCGAACATTAACTATACAATATCTAGAAAATATTCACGCCACTCGTCATTTATACAACCCTCAGAAGATAACGTTCCAACGATAAAAAACACACATTCATTTACAAAATTTCTCCAAAAACATCCCGCAACAACACCTTATGAATTAAAAAAATACCTATTTAAACAAGAAAATTTAAAAAAACTCATTGCAGATGAACCAGGGAGCTCTTCTTTTTCTTTCCCCATTTCCAGTAACAAATTACGCTCGGCACGAAGTCAATTCACTCCGATTCCGTATCAAACTTTCGCTAATGCTCCATTTCAATTGCACACATCACGCGACGCAGAGCAGAAAAATTTTGAGGTTTTTCAAAATTCTTCTGATAAATTTAACAGAAGCGAACCCCATTCGCCACGCTATACGCATGTTGAACGTTCTATTTTTGCACATCAGAAATCTTCAGCGACCTACCAACCGAGTATAAACGAATTTGCTGATGCCGTGACCCTTCATCTGGTGAATGAACTATCGGCCGCACCAGCGCATTCCACACTGTCATGGCCACAAGCAACACCTAGCTATCCAGGATGGCATACATGACGAGCTTATTAAGAACAGCCTCTGCTATCGCATCCTTATCAAGCGCGCGCGCGTTTTCTCTCGGTTCCTTTGTTTTTCTCGACACTGAGGTTCCCTCTTTTTTACCTTGGGGAGGAATTCAGAGTACATCAGTTTCATGGGCTCCGGGCGGAGCCAAGACGATTTCGCAAGAGGGATATTTCGACGCCCCCCTAGAGTGGAGTGGCATTTTCCGTGGTTATAACGCCGTGACGCGAGCCCAAGCTCTTGAAACTATGGCCCGCGTGGGTAACGTGCTTTCGTTTGTCGGCGCTGCGTTGTCGAGGCAAGTGATAATCACGTCGTTTCAGGCGATATATACAGAAAATGGAAATATTGTTCCGTACAACATACGCTGCGAGGTTGTACCCTCCAATTCAAACCCGCTTAACGGCACAAAATCCGCGCTGGCCAACCTCATCGGCTCCGACGGAGCGGCGGCAGTGTCAACACTCTCCGCCGCGATGAGTTCCCTCGCTTCATACGCCGCAGGGATAACGTCGGCGGTGGGCGTCTACGCTGGTCAAATAACTCCTCTAGCGAGCCTTTTTGGAGCGGGAAACTCGATGACAACGTTGTACACTCAGCTAACCGGCGCGGCGACAGTCGCGGGAGGTCTTTCGGCTACGAGTTCCACGTCGTCTCTCAACGGCGCCGGAGCGCAATTGAGTTCTCTGAGCTCATCCCTGTATTCCATGATGGGTCTATCAGGGCAGGAGCTTTCTTCAATCGCAGAAAATTCGGGACCGGATGTCGTCGGCAGTATGAGCGCCCTTTCGGCTGCAGTAGGACATTCTGGTATCTTGGCATCTGTCGCATCTACCAACGCGTACGTCACTCGCGCAACGGCAAATGTAAACATTGCAACTGGCGCATCAAATTTGACGGTAGAATCCTGACTATGGCGAATATTCGAACTATTGGTCCTTCTGATGTATCTTTGTGGCATGTCGCCGCCCGTCTATTGGGCGATGCAACCCAGGCCAACAGAATAATGAGCCTCAATGCACTTAGCGATATCTGGATTCCTGGAATCATAACCATAGCAGTGCCACCAGTCGATGCAACCCAATCCGGAGGCGTTGATCAGACATGATTACGTGACGCCCGATTCTCAGAATACTGCGAAAGTCAGTTAACTTTGAATCCACGCGCCACCCCACATTGTGAGAAACGACCCATGCTTACATTAAACCAGCCCGTAGCCGTAGGCGACTCAGTGGTGCGACCTCGCCTTCTGGTCATGACTAACGGAACGGCGCTGCCTGACGCCTCAAACATTCATATAAAGAAAACGAGATTGTCTGAATCTGGGACGTTTTCCTTAACTTTACCCGTGGAGGCGTCATCTCCGTACTGGTTCGACCCTGATGTCGGAACATTTGAATTACCTATCGAAGTTTACTTGGGATTTCTTCCACATGGCCAAGAAGAGGGAACCCAACCCTATTCTCTTCTCTTTGGAGGCGTTGTCGATCACGCACACTATACCCCCGCCGGTAACAAAGTGGTCGTCTCCGGCAGAGACCGATCAGCACGACTCATTGAGCGCGAACTTTCCGGGAAATCGTTTCTAAATTTTACAGCTTCAGACGCAATTTCTCAGTTGGCTACGGAAGTCGGCCTGACACCGGACGTCGATACGACATCCGGTCTCGTCGGACAATTCTATCAGTACGAACACAAAGCTCACGGCCTTCGCAGCATGCACCGATTCCAGACGGCATGGGATTTCTGCGTCGGAATGCAACGACGATATGGTTACGACCTATGGGTCGACGGAAATACTCTTTATTTCAAAGCCCCCGACGAAAACAGTGAAATTTTATATTTGAATTGGAAGCAAGCCGATTCAGAAACAAAATATCCCGTTTCGTCTGTGTGGAATCTCGGGCTTTCTCGAAGGGTCGCATATTCTGACGGCACCGCAGTAACCGTTTCTGCATGGGACGCTCGGCAAAGAGTCTCTCACTCCGCGACCTACCCGTCGGACATATCAGCAGCTGGTCTCGGCTACGCTTATACCGCCGCCGTTGGCACAACGCTGGATGAATGCGCCGCTCTGGCGCGACAGAAGTACAATGAAACGATGGCTCACGCCAGGACATTGTCCATGAATGTCCATCCGTCTCTGTCCATATCGCCGCGCCAGCGCGTGACCATTCAAGGAACCGGAACTTCGTTTGACGGAGTTCCATACACCGTTGATGAAGTCATTTTCTCTGTGAACGGCCCTCGCATAGCGCAAAGTATTACCCTGAGAAACAGAAGCAATCTGAAGGATGCCTCGTGAGTAGCTTACGTAGCGTCCTTGACATGCAAATGCATGCGCACGCCAGCAGAATAGGACGCGCTCGACTTGGCGTCGTGAGCGCCGTCGATCCGTCCGCCGGACTGGTCAAGGTAAGGCTTCAACCTGAGAACACAGAAACAGGCTGGATCTGTGATACGGCGATCGCCGTGGGTTCGACTGTCTGCTACGCGCCCTCGGAACTAGGCTCTCATGTCCTTGTTGAGACAGTACAGGGCGATGGGGACAACTATATCGTAGTAACAAGAATTTTCGACGCCGTCTCGATGCCTCCTACTTTTTCCGCGCTTGGAGACGTCGTTCTTCAGGCAGGGCAATTTGGCGTGAAAATTGCCGATACTGAACTCGTAGTATCTGAAAGCGGAGTTACTGTCGTCGGCCCCCTCATTATCCGCGGAGATGTTTCCGTTCAAGGAACCATCAATGCTCAGGGCGATATTTCGACGTCCGGGGTTAGTTTGGAACAACATATACACCGCGGCGTACAAAGTGGGTCAAGCGTCTCCGGCACGCCTGTTTCAGGATGACATCCCTCGCACGCACATCAAACGATCGGAACGAGAACATGCCTGACGCCTATCATGTCCCGGGTTCGGATCTGACACTGGGCTCTTCGGGCGACATTGCGGTGGCGTCAGGCGTTGACGCTTCGAACCAGAGGATTCTTCGCCGCCTCGCGACGAATGCGGGAGATTACATATTTTCTCTCGCTTATGGGGCGGGGCTTCCGGGTCGAGTAGGAGGCTCGGACGTTCCTGCGGATCTGGAGACATTGATTTCCCAACAAATCCTGCTTGAAGCGTCGGTCTCTTCGACACCCGCGCCGATCGTATCCGTCACCAGATCGGGGCAAAGCATTACGCGTATTTCGATAACATACAGGAACACGGAAACAGGCGACACTGTCGCGCTGGAACTTTGATATGACCCCTTCGCTCCAAAATTTTTCGACCATGGTGTCTAACGCCGCCGCCGCCGCTCAGGGCGCTTGCAAGTCCCTTCTCGACTTCACAACCGGTTCTGTCTCGCGCTCCCTGATGGAAGCCAATGCGACGGTCGCACTGTGGCTGCAATATCTTCTGCTTCAGGTTCTGGCGACGACGCGTCTGGCGTCCTCTTATGGCGAGGATGTGGATTCATGGATCGCCCAATTCGGTATGAGCCGGTTAGGCGCGACGGCCGCCACCACTACCGAGACATTCATCTGTCTCGCGCCGCAGAGTTCCTCCGCCGTCGTTCCTGTCGGAGCAATCGTAAAGTCCTCAGATGGAACAATTTCGTTTTCCGTCGTGTCCGACACGTCCAATCCCTACTGGTCGACGTCCGCCGGCGGATATATCCGGGCAAAAGGAGTGGCGTCCATCACGTGCCCGGTCCAATGTTCGACCTCTGGAACGACTGGGAACGTGACAGCGGGTGTGCTCAATCTTTTGGGCACGCAGATCTCTGGTATCGACACCTGTTCCAATCTTGCAGCCGCCACAAATGGATCCGATCAGGAGAGCGACGCGGCTGTGAAAGCGCGCGTGACTCTTTGGTTCGCGTCCCTGTCTTCAGCGACCTTGAAGGCCGTTGAGGGCGCCATCGCTGGCGTATCGTCTAACCTGACTTATCAGGTCATCGAAAATGCTACGCCCGACAGCGTCTACCGTCCTGGATTTTTCTTCGCGGCGATCGACGACGGTTCTGGTGACGCTCCAGACGCCACCGTAGCAAGCGTCGAGGCGGCGATCGAAGCGCAACGCGCCTGTGGCGTCGAAACGGCCACCATTCGCGCAGCGCTGGTTCCGGCGGTAATCGTCGTGCCTGTCACGCTCGCCGACGGCGTCGTGCTGGCGTCTGTGCAAACCGCCGTGGAAAGTGGCGTTCTCGCATACGTCAACGCCCTCGCGGTCGGCGCCACCTGTAGTTACACAAGAATCTCCAGCGCTGCACTTACGGCGGCGGGAACCCTCGTAAAGAGTGTGGGGATTGTTACCGTCAATGGAGCTGCAGCGGACATCGGCGGCGACACAGGAAGCGTCGTGCGCGCCGCGTCGGTGGCGGTCACACTGATCAGTTCGTGATTATTCGGAATATATACCAGTACAGGATCTGAAAACTCATGGCGATCGGCGATCTTGACGATATGGCCGCGCGTATCCGCGCAGTGCTGCCGCAAGGATGGTTTCCATCAACCGAAGAAAACAGCACGCCCGTTCTGGACGGCCTGCTGACCGGGTTCGCGTGGCCCTGGGCTCAACTGCACGCGCTGCTCGCCTACACTGCGAATCAGGCGCGTCTGCAAAGCAGTACAGGAAATTTTATTGATGCTGCGGCCGCAGATTACTTTGGAAGCGATCTCGCACGAGTCACTTCCGAAACAGATACCGCATATATCGCGCGAATCCAGCAGACGCTCATAGCTCCTCGCAACACCAGACCAGCTCTTGTCAGCAAGCTTCAGGCCGTTGCGCCGGACGTGTCCATTTTTGAACCGTGGCGTGCACCTGATAGCGGATGCTATGGGCGCGACGGCTACAACACGACGAAACGCCGTTATGGCTCACGAACCTCTCCTGCCACCGTCTTTGTCGAGGCACCTGCTGGAACCGACTCAGACGCGCTGAAGGCTACAATCGTCGATACGAAAGCCGAAGGCGTGGACGTATTTTACAGGGTAATGGCGACAACTGACTGA